TAGAAAAATTGGTTTGTCATTGGTTTATTTTGTTTAAAAGTTCAATACGTCTCTTGTTAACTTCCTCAAATCTGTACATATCATTCTCTACAGATTCATGTTCTGGTAAAGTTAATAAAATAATATTAGATTTATCATATGCTAACTCTGGATATTTACTCTTAGGAAGTATGTGATGAAAGAAAGTTGATAATGGTTCCTTTCCTAGATACTCACCACTTACCTCAGAGTAGTGCTTGCGTTCGTCCCAGATCTCCATAAAGAAATTTCTCATGGTCTCTACCTTGGTTCTCACTACAAACAACTCACGCCTCATTTTCAGCAATCCACCTCTCTTAGGGGTGATGGGCTTACGTTTGATATGACTCACACATAAGCCCTTTCCCCATACAGGATTGTTACAGTTGTCTACACTACAAGTCTTCACGATCTATCTCTCTTTGTATGTACCAGATAGCTTTCTTCAGGTCTTGTTTCCTAGCACCCTTCTTGTCAGCTCTAAGGATATACTTGATAGCATTACCTAAAGAGAAACCTAAGTCGTAGTCTTCGATAACATCTATAACCTCAAACTTATTACCTTGGTAATGATCAGGGTGATTTACCATCTCCCTATCTAGTATCTGTTTCATAACCTTGTGTGCTCCATAAGGATCATCTTCTTTTAAAGTAGATCCTTTTAATCTTTCATTAATTTCCTCAGGAGTTAAAGATACAGTAGTAAGTTCTACGTCTAACTGTTTTTTCATTTCTTTATCTGTTAATGTGTTATGAAAATAACTAGCTTGTTTTCTTCTCTGCATCTCTGCTTGATTCGCTTGATGCATTTCTTCTTCTATTTGATTAATGTCCTGTCGAGCCATGTCCATCTGTTCCTCTTTGTGTTTCTGATAATTCATCTACTTCTTTATACTGTATCAATGGTACAGGCATGATTACTAACTGAGCAATGCGATCACTTACTTGATAAATTGTATTATCAGGAGTTCTAGAGTTAAAATTAAATGTAACCATGATCTCACCTCTATAACCACTATCAATTACGCCCACTGAGTTAGCCATTGATAAATTGTAGTTACGTACAGAGGAACGTGGGAACACAAGTCCCACCATTCCTTCAGGTATCTCTACTGCAATACCTGTACCATATACTACTTGACCATCTCTAGATAGGTCAACTGTTGTAGCTACAAGATCTGCACCTGCATCTCCTGGCTTCCCAAACTTAGGCTTCTGTGCCTGTGGGTTCAACTTCTTGAAGTGTATCTTCATCTTCTGTTTCGTTTATTTCGTTTACGTCATTAATTTTATCAGTGATATCTTTCTTCAATCTCTCAAAGAATTCATCATTGTCTTCTAGTAGAGTTCTAAACTCATCAAGCTCATACTTGATCTCATTGTATGTGATAGTCTTACCATACTTACGTAAGATGTTAAAATCACTAGCCATGTCCATGATCTCTAGCATGCGATCAATACCTACGCCAAACAAGATCTCAAACTCTACACCTTTGAAAGGAGGAGCCATCTTGTTCTTGATAGTCTTGATCTTGGTAATGTTGCCATAAGCTTCTGTACCTTCCTTAGCAAGAGTCTTGCTAACCTCTACACGTACATCACTATAGAACTTTAATGCATGACCACCTTGTGTAGTACGAGGATCGCCAAACATTACGCCAATCTTCTCACGATACTGAGATACAACAATTACACATGTCTGATGCTTAGATAGAATACCTTTCAGTTTAGGATAGACATCACTGTTAAGCTTAGCCTTTCTACCAATAGAGCTATCACCAACCTCACCATCCAAAACCTTCTTAGGGATTAAAGATGAATCTGAGTCAATGATAACAAGATCAATCTCTCCAGTGTTAATCATATCCATAGCAATCTGGAAACCCTCCTCGCCACAAGTTGGCTGAGAGATTAACATGCTTGAAATATCTACGCCTAGAGCAGTGAAGTAATTAGGATCAACAGCATGCTCGCCATCTATGTATAAGACTTTACCACCTGCCTTCTGACAGTTAGCAACAGCATGACCACAGATAGTAGATTTACCACTACCCTCCCAGCCAACTAGCTCATACAATTTACCTTTAACAAAACCTCCCACACCTAGAGCGATGTGATCAAATGCAATCGATCCTGTAGAAATAAGATCGTATTCATTGTGGTTCTTATCACCTAAGGATAAGATAGTACCCACGCCATACTTTTTGTTTAGGGCGTCTAATGCGTCCTCCAGCTTAGATTTACCTGAAGCTGCCTCTGTTTGCTTTTTTGCCATTTCGTTTATTTTTTTGTTCTATTAAAATTACAAATTTTCTGTTAAAAAAGAAATAGCCTAGACGCAAAACATCTAGGCTATTTAAACTATTATACAATCTAAATACACTACTCTTTAGATCCCTTCACCCACTTAGGGGTGTAAGGACAGTTCTTACACTTATTGCCACAGCAGACGCCTCTACTTGCTAAGAATTCTCTAGACAAGCTCGCAGGCACCTCCACCACAGGCAACTGATTCGTTGAAGTTAACTGTGTCATCTATCTCTTTAACTTTAGTGATATCAATCTCTTTTAACTGACCAATGCGTGAATTGTATTGCTCTTCAGTGATGTCTTCAAATGGAGCTTGTTGATATGTTCCACCCCAATAAGGTAGTACAGACAAACCATTATAGAACTCACGATTCTCCCACATCCAGTCACCTACAGTCTTCCACTCATCTTCCTTAATAGAGATGGTAGCAGATACGTTGTGTGTATTGTCACCATTAACATGTCCTGCATTGATCCAATCAGTAGAGAAATGTTTAACTCTCTCTAATGTATCAATAGCAGTTTCTGTACGAAGAATAGAATTCTCTGGTGCCTTAACAGGAATACGTACACAGATGGTATCTTGTGGGCGTAACACATCATCCTCAACTAACTCTGGATGATTCTTCATTAGATACATAGCAATGTCTTCGTTCTTATTGAAACGCATTGTACGTAAATAATAATCGTTATGCCATGCATGAATACCTGATGCTGTTCCTAACACTAGTGATGTAGTGCCTGAAGGTTTAACACAACTAATACGAGCTGCCTCATTGATGCCTGTTCTTTCAGAAATCATTTGGTTAACCTTCTTAGCAATGTGTGCTGCCATCTTCAAGTCATACTTCATGATCTCACCTGATCCAATACCAGTCATACCAATACCCAATAGAGCATCGTGCTGTGTAGTCTTAGCCCAGATAGGACGTAAGTAATGAAAGTCTGTAAAGCCTGCTTGTAATGTACCAAAGAATGCTGCAGCACCTACACGATTGTTAAGATCATACTGGTCTTGTACATCAGATACATTCACTTCACATAGGTTACAGAACTGATATGGACGTAGAGCAATCTCACAACATGGGTTGGTTCCCCAATCTTTGTTGTTAGTCCAATACAATCCTGGCTCTCCTGATCCTGATGCTTCTACACGCTTCCATAACGCCATGAACTCTTCTTCACTCACTTCTCCACGTTTTAATACAGCAGAGTTGTTAGCACGTCCACGTTGTTCGTTAAGTTCCCACCAATTACCATACTTACATGTAATCATCTCTTCATCATCATGATCAAATAGAGAGATCATAGCTGAGCGACGAATACCACCAGCTAATACAGAGTTAGCAATGTGACATAAGATATCATGGCAGTCTAGTGGAGATAACTTCTCACCTTCAGCCTTTCTATCTAACATAGCCTGAACATGTGTAAGACATAACTTCAATGGCTCTGGTCCTGGTGCTTTACCACCAGCTGTAACTAGACGTGCACCTTTCTCACGAACTGCACGATAGTCAAACTTAGGTAGGAATGATCCTTCAAGATAAGCTTTCATTAACACCTTTACAGCATCAGCCCAGCCCATGATGGAGTCTTCAATTAAATAAGTACGAGCCTTACCTGGTTTCTTGATTTCAGGTAGTTCAGCTACGTGATGGCGTTGTACAGAATAACCTACACCTGTACCACCTAATAACAAGAACATTGCTTCAGAAAAACTATGTAAGCTATCAATAGGAAGATAACAACAGTTGTAAATACGAGCGTTGTTAACTTCAGCAGCAGCACCAGCAAACTGTAGTGCTCTCATAGAAGGCAAGATCTTCTTGTCTCTAATCATTGGAATAGACTCCTTGATTGACTCCTCTAAATAAGGATACTTCTTAATCATCATAGCCTCATAACGACTAATGATTTCATCCCACGTTTCTCTTCTGTTTAGCTCAGGGATGTACTTGGCGTACTTGCTAAACACTGTAATTTTACTCAAGGCTTCTAGTCCTAAATCCATGTGTTTGATTGTTTATAAGTTGTTAAAAAAATAAGGGCTACAAATGTATATCTGTAACCCTTACCAAACAACCACTTTTAAAAATTAACTTTAACTATTTTCCTTATCACTAACTGATTTAGTTAGTGTCTCTTCAAGCTTCTCTATAGCTAGCTCTAAGCCTACTTTATCAGCTTCTTTTCTAGTATGAAAAACCTTAGGTGAGCTAACACTAGAGTTGTGATCTAGTATAGAATATGTAATACCATCGCTAGCAATATAGCGTGTGACGTTGATAAATATTCCTTTGTTATCAAAGAACTCTAATAAGTTTCTAGGATTACCATCAATGATGGCACCAATCTTCTCATTATCTATTCCTTGCTCTCTGATGCTATTTTTAAAGTCATCAGGTAACGCCTCATCTTTTAAAGATTCTAACATTATTTCCAAATAGTAGCTGCATATAAGCTTAGCTACGTTTGGATTCTTTTCTAATAATTCTAATCCTGTCATACTAATTCAATTTGTTTAACTTTATCCAAATCTAAAACCTCATCTTCATAAACAAAAGTCCTCCAAAGCTCCATATCATCTGTAAAAGATACATCTAATTTATCTTCCCAGTATTTACGTAGCTCTTCTGACTTGTTGAAGATTCTATATTGTAGAGATATCTCATCTCTACGTAAACCATTGTTTACAACTTTAATAACTTTAGTAAATATATTTTGAAAATCTTTAGAAGTTTCAGAATACTTGCCTTGTTTAACAATATCAAAATCTTTCTCCCATTTCTTATTGAGTTGATATACTAAAACAACAAATCCTTCTTCATAATCATAATCATCAATAATATCTTTCGTTCTTTCGTATTCTTTATCTAAGAACTCTCTAAATTTATCAAAATTGACTGGTTTAAATAAGAGATACACAGCATTTTCATACTGTATATCTCTTCTTACATCTTCTAAATAAGCATTTAGGAAATTATTCTCAGTAAAATCATCTCTATTGATTTTAAGAGTGGGCACCATAAAAATACTAGTGATTGTCTTCTTTAACTCCATGTTATTCTTTAATATTTACAATACCACTTTTCAAATGATTCTTGCGAGATATATTCCACACGTCATTCTCAACAGCCCATTTTAAATCATCTATTGTTTCTAGTACGCCTGGATATGTATATCCTTTAAGATCAAAACCATCTCTAGCCTGTGTCATGTCTTGTGTATCTAGTGTATAGATGAGTGGACTAAAGTAGTTGGTACTATCACAGACAATAAACCTAGGATATGCTACTTTATATCCTGCGTCTACTAACTCTTGAAAGTGGAAGTGACCTGCATGCCAATATAAGAATGCTTGGATGTATGCTCTTCTATAAAGATAATATTCTTTGAAGAAACCTTCAACACTCCAAGTACATTTTAGATCATAGATTTGAATTATTTTCTCCTGATGATCTACAATTACCTTATCCATCATACTCTTGAACTTATGACCATGTACTTGATAACCCTCTACCTGGAGCTGGTTATACACATCATATCTAGCTGTCTGATCTTGATTGACAATAGCTGCAGTGATAGGATTAGTCTTTAATTCTGTCACAATTTTTTCACAATTTGTGACATCATTAATGCTAACAACTGTCATGCCTTTACGTCTCACCAACATAATCTCATCAAAGTATGCCTCTGCGTCAGAGTCTATGAACTTCTTCATGACAGCTTCGTACGCAATCTTGAATCCAGAATCTCTATATGCATCTTGAGCCACATCGTTGAACTCACGAGTTATCTCTCCTGATGCATTAGTAGCTTCTACCATGTGTTTGTATAGAGCTTCTACAAAATCCAACATTAGTCCTGTTGGTGTAGTTTGACATGTAGATAGATAGAACTTCTCATCAAACAACTCTGGTTCCATTAGCTTGGTCTCAACCAGTCTGCCCATGATGGCAGCTTTGTTCTCTTCATCGCTAACCTTCTCACCAAGAATATATCTCTTGTGATACTTCTTGCGATCCATTGAAAACTCTTTTAGACTAGAAGAGCTATCCATTACGATAGCTCTATAACTTGCTTCTGTTTTAACTGTTCCTTTAATCATTTCTTTTTTTGTTTTGTGATTCATAAAATGCTTCTACTATTTGTTCATGCATTCTCCTTACTTCCATAGGGATACGCTTGAACCACCACCTAACTTCTATTTCGTATTCACGACCTTGCTCATCTAATCCTCTAGGATTAACAAGCCAGAAGTTATGTGTCTTGCCATCAAACTCTACTGATCCTTCATACCAGATTTCTGTGAATGAAGAATTCTTATTGATCGATACTATTGCTTGTTTCTCTTCCATTATATTTCATCTATTTTTTTAATTGGATTCCACTTATAAGCAAACAGTTCATAACCACCTCCTGAATCTGTTTTACCAATGATTTCATTCTTTAACTGTTCTGGCGTTAAAATCATTACATCCTCTTTATGGATGATTGTAAAGTTTTCGCCTAACTTATAACATTCCCTAACTTCTTTTGAAGTTAAGTCTGCCCACATTATATCAGAATCCATTTCTGGTTGGTATAACTTCTTTAGTTCCTTTTGCATCTTTTTCTAATTTTGTTTTAGCATTGTGACATGTTTCACATAATACCTGTAGATTATCTACTTCACAAAACAGCCTCTCAATAAAATCAGGCAGGTCTTGTGCAGAATTAAGACTTCCTGCTGGGCAAATATGATCCACATTAATCTTCTTATCAGGAAACCAATTCTTACACTGATTACACTGATATTCAAACTTCTGTCTCTTCAAAGGTCCTTTGTATGGACGCTTTGCTCTAGATTTAGCTTCAGAGATAGGTTTCCACCATCTTGACTTCTGTCTTAGTGCACTTCTGATGAAGGACCAAAACGCTGATTCTGTCATGGTACCAGAGTTCCTTGTTTTAGGAACCCTGGACCTTTTAACTGGTATCTTCTTTACTATTCTCTTAGCCATAATGTGTCTTATATGTTACAAATATACATAGAAT